ATCATTATCAATTCTATCAATGCTTAAATCATCGGAATAACCATTCTTTAAGGACCATTGGAAAAAACTTTCAAAATTATTTTTCCATTCATCACAAATTACAATACCTCTACCGCCATAATGCTTATACGCCCCATTTTTTTCATTATAACACCTCTGGTGCATAGCATCATAAATTCTATATATCCTGCTTTTCTTTCCTTCTTTGCATTGATTGTGCTTAGTAGCGCCATATCTATTCCTTGTGGTTATTTTTCTTCGATTATCATCGCCAAGGCAACCACAACTTTTCGTTTTTCCTTGTCTCAATGAATCTCCCGTTACATCTGCATAATTTCCGCAGTCACATTTGCACTTCCATAGTGCTTTTCCTCTCCTTGTCCCGATATGTTCGATGACTTCCAATCTTCCGTATCTTTCCCCTTTTATATTTTTATAAGCCATTTATAACACCGTTCCTTTTCATTTCTGCTCTAGCTGCTTTCAAGCCTTGCATATATCCAAAGCGAAAACCGTTTGTTATAAAATCATATTTGCTGTAACTCATTTTCTCAATAGCTTCGATGTCAGAAATACACATATCATATCTTACATCAATTTTTCCAATAGATTTTTCTATTATTCTTGTAACGTTTTTAATCATATAAAAAACTCCTTTCAAATTTTTAATTGTTGAAAGAAGTCCCTATCCATGATAAAATATTTCATAGAAGGAAACTTCTACCGTAGAACGTTGATTCACTTTGCGAGGGTGGCAACGTTCTATTTTTTAATATCGTCCTTTAATTTTTTTATTCCACGACGTATCGCTTCTGCCCTGTCCAATATTTCCTGCTTACAGTAACAGTCCAATATCTCCGAAGATTCTACATCCAATCTAACGGTTATCCGTTCATTTTTGGGATTGTTTGTTGGACGACCAATTTTCTTTTCAGGCACATAATCACCTCTCTTTTGTCTGCCATAATTATATATTGCACTTATGTCTGCCAAAAGTCAAGGTTTTATTATTTCTCATCTTCTTTATTTGTGATATCATCACTCACTTCTTTTTCACTTGAAAAAGCCCCTGCATACATTTCAGCTTTTTCCATCGCCTCTTTTTCCTCTATCTCTAGTTGTCTTAATTCATCCTCGACCGATTCGACAAGCGGGTGTGCTTTGAGGATTGTCTTTTTACTTACAATTCCAACCGAATCCTTGCAAATCTGCGCCTGCTCCGTGTCATTCTTTACACAGGTGCGGGACCATGTCTGAATGATTTTCTTACAATCAATCCCCTCATGACGGCATATCGCTCTTACCAGACGTGCAAACCCAAGCTGAAACTCCGTTTCCGTCAACCCGGCTTTCATCTCCAGCAATGAATACATGAATTTAAGAGCTTCTCCACTCTGATTCCCAAAATTCTCCGGCTGTGGATCAAATCCCTGCCCTTGTTCAAAAATAGCCTTTCTGGTGGCTTCCAACACGCTGTTACGTGCTTCAATCGGTATTTCAATGTTGAGCGTGCTCACTCCCGGATTACTTCCATCATCTCCATCAACCTTGATAGTTTTGTATTTTTTCAAGTCTGATAAAAACGTGTCGAGATCAGTTCCGCCATACCCAGACAGTACAAATATCAATTCCTGTATATCATCCAAATCATTAATAAAACCGCTGTAGACCTTGTCGTAAACGTCTATCAGCGGTTTTATATTTTTCAGATCGTTTGTATTCGTGTTGTTATTCGGGAATGGAATAAAAGGCACCTCTCCGAATTCATGCCGATATTCTGCGACAAAATCTCCGGTATCCGGCACCATGAAAGTGTTGTAGTAGAACAGCCCATCTTCTAAAGTGTCGCCACACTTCCGCCGGAACGTCCAACAACTTTCCTTATCCCAGTATTCATAAATTGTATAGGTATCTCCTGTTTCCTCGTCGATTTCATCATACACACGAAGAACACCGAGCAGTTTCTTTTTCAAATCGTGTGATTCAATCGGAATAATCTGCTTGCTGTCGACTACCGCCCACTGGAATGTCTCATCTTCATCCTCCCAGTAATGAATCCATCCCACCGATGCATTGGAAGCATTTACGCACAGCTCCATGCAGTTTTTCCGGTATTCATCACCGAGTACTTCTGTCACGACTTCACTTCCATGCTCATTCCCAATATCAAAAAGTGGCGGTGCTGTAAACATATATGCAGCCTTTTGATTGACAATAAGTCCGTGGAAGTTCCTCGGAATCCGGTTATCCGCATTACGCAACGGATTATCTGCATCCTCTTTTCTCTCATCACTAATTTTATTAATTAAAATATCCGTTTCATTCCGGTAATACCGCTCTGCCTGCATAGCATTAAAGGAAAACTTTGTATGTCCCGGTTCATATTTTCTTATGAGTTTTTTCATAATCTCAAGTTCCATGTCTATCACCTCTATTTCAAAATGCTGATACCGCCCGGCTTGCGAATAATCGTATAACAGAAATACCGAAGAGCATCCATCGCATGATCGTGCTGCTTTACCGGTTTATCCTCGCCACGCTCAGATGCTTTCTGGTCCCAGATATACGACCCAAACTCTTTGATCGTATTCGGACACTGGTCACTGATGGAGATTTTCCCCTGATTCAGCAACGATGCCACAAACCGGATTCCATCCAACACATCATTTTTTGCTTTCTTGATCGCATAGCCTCGCTTTTTCAGCTCCGCAATGAAGGACGCTGCCGATGGATCTATAATGATCTTCACCGGCTTTATACCACCAAGCCACCGCTCCAGATCATCCGCATACTCACTATCCGTTTTCTGCCTTTCCTCATCTCGGCCGGAATAATAATACTCGCGGGAGCACACCCACCGTCCAGATAGTTCTTTGCACCACAGCAGGAATACCGTGGCATTTTGCGTACCATAATCACAGGATACATAGTAATTCGTATTGACCAGATCAGCCGTGCTGGAAATCACATGCTTGGCAGTGTCGAACATATCGTAAATAATGCCCTCTGCCATCGCCCATAGTCCAAGGATGTACCGGCGGTAGAACACACCTGTGTACATGCCACGGTATCGTTCCTTGATTTTCTCCGACAGACTCAAGTTATCATCCATCGTGAAATGCAGATACAACAGATGCTTTTCTTCTCTCTTATCAATCCATCCGGTCTTGAACCAATGATACGGTCCATCCGGGTTGCAGTTGAACCAATACTTCGAACCATCAACAGAACATCGTCCGGTTGCCTGGTTCACGAATGATTCCGGCATGAGCGCCACTTCATCAAAAAAGACCCCAGCTAAGGTAATACCCTGAATGAGATCCTGTGATCGTTCGTCTTTGCCGCCAAATATATAGAAATAATTGGTTACATCTCCTTTTGTGATGATTACCAAATTGTCAGCCCTGTGATCTGCCACCGTATAACCGCGACTTCGCAGCATCAGCTTAAGCCAAAATAATACATTTCTGCGGAAAGAACCGATTGTCTTGCCGCACATACCAAAATTTTCGCCGTCAAATGTGCTCATCGCCCACATAACAAACGATAGCGACATACTCACCGTCTTGCCAGATCGAATAGCACCATCTGCGATAATACCATCCTTATCTTTAACCGGAGAATCTTCACACCACCAGTTCAATACCTTGCGCTGCTTCTTGGAAAATGGCTTGAACTTGAAAACCCGCTTAATCTTACTGATTCTCTTCATCGCCCCAGTCCTCCGCGGCAGTACCATTCAAAGCTTCAAGGAATCCATCATCTGCAACCTCATCGCCGTCATCTGTCTGAACTTTGGCTTTCAGTAATGCAATCTCTGCTTTCTGCTTCTCAGTGGCAAGATCCATGTGATCCGAAAGCCACTGCAAAGCTTTCATCCGGTCAGCAAGTTTTACCTTTACGCCGTCCTTGCCTTTGGACACTTCTGAAATAATCGTTCCGTCCACATCCGCATCATTCTTGATATTGACATGGCTTACTGTGATAGTCTTTCGTTCTCCAGTGTCCAGGATCACATCTACATCCTCATTTCCAAACTCCACAAAATCAGTCACATCGGCAAAAGCAATGTCCATATACTTCTGGAAGATGTCTGACTCACTCAGGAACTCCCTGTTGAGACGTTCTTGTTTCAACCTGAAAATTTCATCTTTTATCCTAGCATTTCCGAGCAGTCTAGGACCATTTACCACGGCAGTCGCATAATCAACATCATACGCTTTCTGATATGCCTTGGTGGCATTAAAGCAACGAATATAATAAATGCAAAAAAGCTGTTGCTTATCAGTCAAATCAGCGTTTTGTATCACCGCTTCTACTTCATCTGCAACAGACTCTTTTTTTACTTTCTTTGTTTGTTTATTTTCTTTCGCAACGTTGCGTTTATTTTTTTGCAACGTTGCATTCGTTTCGCCATTCCATTTGTACCGGTTTTTCCAACTTCGTACCGTTCCCTCTGCTACTCCTAGCTGATTTGCAATATCTATTAGCTTAAGCCCTTGCTTATACATTTCAAAGGCTTTGTCCGCTCTCGCATCTTTTGCCTTTGGCAAGGACCATCACCACCATTTCTTTTATCAGTATCCCTCAAATAACTTAGGGGGAATAGGGCGCCATCCGACGCCCATAAAAAAAGCGTAAGCAGATTCTTCTCTGCTTGCGCTCTTTTCATTTTATATATTATCACGAATATATGTATCATTGTGTATCATCTTTATCAGATTCCTCATTTTCTATCATCAGTTGATAGTATACTCCTGTTGGATTGAAGTTTTTTAATGCATTAGCATGAATCCGGTGAATTTGTGCCCACTGATACCCCATATGCACACAAATCTTTTCCCAGCTGTACCGACGAAGATACCGATATGTTAATACCTCTCTTTCTGTCTCATTTTCCATCTTTTCAATATTTGCAAATATTTCTGCATATAGATCAATACGTTTGTATCTGGCAGC